CCTTGAGTATTCCACTTACCTGAGTTCTTAATTTGGTCATCTGGTAATCCACCATCGATTTGAATAGCCCCACCGCGCACATATAAGCCGCGGTAATCCATTCGAGCGTATGAATCAGAACGTTGAGTAAGGGCTGTAATTCCAGAAGAGTTCAAAACTATACTACTTGGCAAAGGCGCTTCAAGGTTCAAATCATCCCTCATAGCCTCATCGATTCTATCTGCATGGTCTATTGCCTCATCTTTTGCTTGTTCTGAGTGTAGTTCCGCAATTACATCGATAGCGTTATCGAATGCTTCTGATAACTCACCAAGTGCTATTAGATGTTCATTGAAGGCACCATTAACCATCTCTCGCTCTTCTTCGGTTATTTCACCATCTCTGATAGCGTCATCTATAGCATTTATTAAGTCGGTGTAAGTCATGTCATATCTCATTTTAGCGTATTCTAATTCACTTTTAGCTATACCTCGCAGAAATGGATTAGAGATAATAGTTTCGTACCGACTGTCCATCGTTATCTTTTCTCCTTGCAGGTCGTTTATAACCTGTTCAAGGATTTGTCTTTCTGTGTCCGAAATAATTCCATCTCTAAACGCTTCGTCAATATACCTTCTAGTTTCCTCTATTTGATCAGTTGCTGAGTCAATATCCTCTTTAAGTAAGAATTTTACTGAGTCAGCATATCTTTGAGCGTACTTTTTCACCCTTCGTTCATCGTGTATACTCAATTGGAGTGCTGTTCCCGTGTTATTTGCGTACATTAAATTACTTTCTCTTATATCTATGGTATCGCTGAATACGTGGATATTGTTAATTCCTTGCTCTAGTGATAAGTCTCCCTCGTAATCTACTTCCTCTTTTTTATAATCGGGTAACTTGTATAAAATTGCATAAGGATTATCTCTAAAGTATTCATTTATACCTTCATCCGTAAGTTCATATCCTGATAGTTCTTCTTCAGAGATGGAAATAGCTAATCTGTATTTCTCAGGAGTATCACCCAATCCGACATAATAACAATCTGCACTATCCCACACACCATCAACTGGAGGGAGTAGTTTTCCGTCATTCTTCGTTACGTAAACGTAATTTTCAATATCCAAACCTTCTACTGTTATAAAATCATCTTCTGAAAATGCGATAACGAAACCATCGTAGTCGCTTGGAGAAATGAACCAATTTAATTCGGGAGAGTGTACATGCTCCCAAATCTTCTTTTTGATAGGTTCATTATCTGAATTTATAGCTAATTTATCTCTAGCTATTTCATTACCATAAAAAGAATTATTCACTTCTAAACTTAATTCATGGTAAGGTTCAAAAGGGGTTACCTCAGAGCCAAATTCAAGTTGAATATTTCTAATCCAGACTGCACCTGTAGCATCTCGCATGAGTATTTTTAATCCGATGAAGTCAGAAATCTCTTTATCACTTACCTTGAAGGTAGAACTGTATAATGTCCAATCTTGGTTCTTTTCCTCTACAATTTGCCCACCTAACTCGAATACTTCCTTCGTTTCATCGGAGTAGTAAATTTCAAATTCGATTCCTAAGAAAGGATTAGTTTCTCCATATTCTAGGTCTTTGGTTCTAGCCTCGAATGATAAAGTTAACTTTTTATCTTGCAGTTCTCTGAACCCTTCATAAAGTTTTATACCGTGATTTTCTTTAATGAGTGTTTTCTCGAAGTAAGGTGAATTCCAGTGAAATACCTCACCTTGACTCGTTAGTAAGTTTTTATGGTATTTGACCAACCTTGGATTCTTAATAGGGGTAATTCTTAAACTACCTTCACCCCACTCATCTTCAGGCGTTGGAGACCAATTTGTGATTACCGGCACTTCCATTGTGTTGTGTGGAGATAAAAAATATGTTGATGTTTTTTTACTATTTTCCAATTTCCACTTTTTAAGGTCTATATATTCAACATGGTTTTTAGACTCAAGGACGATACTTACATTTTCGTAATCAGACACGCCTTTAGCCGGAACGAACAACCTCATCCATCCATCAGACGACTTCACCATCGCTTTTGATGTGTGTCTTATGTTATTTTCCTTCTCATAAATCATACTGAGGGAAACTTCTGTATCGTTGGATGTTCTGATGAATATAGATAACGCATAATTATCTCCATCAATGAATTCTTCTGTAATGTCATCATGTATATAACTTTTAATAGAGACGATTCCGTTATCAATTGGAGATATTCTTGTGTATGATTCCGGTTCATTATCAATTATTTTTAAATCGAATGGATGGTCGGGGTTGTTAGGCGAAAGACCTACTCTAACTCGGCTATCCCTGAGTAAGTTTTTATTACTAACACCATCATCTAATGCATTTTCCCAATAATCAATATGTCTACCATCAAATGACCAATAACTAGGGGTCATAACGCCCGAATCAACCTTATTATCACCATGTCGTAATGTTGTATTGGAGAAATTATCTTCTTCTAACAAACTATCCGTGTACTCTTTAACCTTTTCCAAATCTTCCTCTGACGCCTTAGAGTCCCATTCATCAACGAGAGCATCCTCGATGTGATCTCTCTTCAACCCGCCAAGAACTTCGAGAGCACCTGAGTACACTTGTAATCCATATTCCTTTGGTCTGTACTGCCCCATGATGACTCTTGGATTATCTTCTTCGTCATAAACACTAATCCCGTACTCATTACCCAAAGTGACTGAATTAGCATATGGAGTATTTAATTTAACACTTTCAGTTTCCTCAGATTCAATATATGGCGTAGGTGTATCTCCAACCTCAACCTTGACTTTATCAAACCAAAACGTCTCCGACGTATAGTTACCCGCACACTTTCTGATTTTCACAATTATATTGGTAGTTTCTTCGGTTGTGATAAACTGCATATCGTATTCTTTGTTTTGACTCATTTGTAGATTGTGAGATTCTACTAATTCATCTTTTTCATTATACTCTTCTACAACTAACTCCCCTCTACATTCAATCATACGTGATTCTAAACTTATCGTATACTCTGTAGAGGTCTTTACCCCTTTTACTATTTGATAGAAATAACCTGTGCCACTATCGGTCGAAGTTATTTCAAATGATTGCTTTCCATGGATGATGTAATTCCCGCCAACTCGAACTCTCGCCGAAGCATTACCTGTTTCTCTAACAAAATACCAAAAATCAGGAACCATATGTTTGTGATCCAAAGCACCTATATCTTCTGCATCATATGCTCCAGACCATAATTCAGCTCCACCGTTAGAAATGACGTTAGCATTTATATCCTCTACAAAATCTTGAGTTGGTGTTCCCGGATAGGTTTTCTCGAAGGACTCACCATCAAAAGATTCAAATACCCACGGTTCTTTATCAGCTTCTAATAAGTCAAGCGTTGCCGTCCATCCGTTGCTTTGGTTAAATGTGTAATCGATTCTCTCTATAGTGAATTTATGATTAGTCCCACTATTACTATCCGTAACTTTAGCAATATCATTTAGCTTCAATTCTGGGTATCCACTTATATTGATATTGAGATTTTTGCGGTGGTTAGAGAAGTTATCAATGATATATTGTGATAACTTTTGCGCTAACTTTGAATTATTTATATAATTGTTATTAATTTCTATCTTATGTTCGTCAAATTTTTCAATCGATGGATTATGTTTATTATGAACCTCAATAGGATTTATGGTTCGTATAGGATAACCCCTTAGCTGTAGGGTGGAAATAGACACTTTGTCATCTGTGTTATTCTTTAGGATAATCTCCACTTTAGAACCATCATCGTCCGCAGAAAAACGTTGTAAGGATACAGTTCCATCAACGTCTGGTTCTAAGCTAAATCGAATTGGCTTAGTTCCATCTGCACTCCAAGCGGAAACGTCTGGGGTTAAAAACGAAAAGACCTCTTCGCTTATTTCAGCAACATATCTTCTTTGGTCATCAGGCATAATAACTAAGGATTGGTAAGTGTAAGATACAGATATAGTGTCACCCTCATAAACTTCTCTTAAACTTCCTTCGGTGAGTTTTATTCGACCCAGCTCAGCGTTGTAAACTTCCCAATCTAGAGGAACTCCCGTTGTCATGTTTCGTAACTCTATTTCTTCGGAACCTTCTTCCCAATACAGAGGCAAATTGTTTCTGTTTATGTAAATATATTCCCCTTCTTCGTAAGTAACTAATTCATTCTCTACTTTAACGAGGTTTTCGGGAGTTTCCCACACAACTTCTTTCTCTAAAATCTCTTTATGCTCACTAATTATTTCAACCTTGTTTATGATTTGCTCTTCATTTACCACCTCATCAAATTCAAATGCATCATCTGTGGAAATATTATGTTTCTCTTCGTCATCAAAAACATAATCAAGAGCTAACTTAGTATGAACTTTGAATGAATCACCTTCAAAGTAAGCCTGACCAGCAGACATTTGCATGAGGCTTTTTAGTGCATTGAAACAACTATCTTCCTCAAATTTAAAGTATTTGAAATAATATTCTGTCTTAGGTATATCTCTTTCAAAAAAATCATCTATACCAGCCTCAGCCAGAAGAATAGTTATGAGGTTTTCTAGCGTTATATCTTGATATTTTGTTTGTGGGGGTTTCTTTTTCTTCAACTTATCCATGGGGCAGGAAGCCTTCATAAGCAATTCCTTGCTTCTCCACTTAGGCTCAAAACCTCTCACATACCCAATGGCACTTATATCCAACTCTTCTCCTTCGAAACCCGTTTTCAAAACAAAACGAACATTACCCCTAACTTTTCCGTGGTAAGGGCTACGAGTGTTATGATTAGAAAATACATTATTTGTATTATCTATAGTGAATGTAAAGATATCGCTTGATACGCCACCTAAAACTTCACTTTCCTTTTCTCTCGATCCGCTTATGTCTAATACATAATCTGTTATATTTTCCCATTCATCAATTCTTCCGAAACCTAAGTCATTGAAATCGACAAGTAATTTCATTTCAGGGAACCGTATAGATGAATCAAGTCTACCTCTCATATCATACACCTCTCTAAACTTCTTCTAAAACAATCGTTCCAGACCAAAAAATATCTTTACCCTGAATACGTTCTTCTAATCCGAAACTCTCCGCTCCCCACATAACATCGTATTGATTATTTTCATCATCTATAAAAGTTAATTCTTTTCCATCTTCTATATTCTTTAGGAAGATAGTATACATTATTATATATTCTTGATTGCTCATATCAGCAAACCCTAATTCAAATGTGTTTTTTATAGCTATAACATCCCTTTTCGCAGAACCAGTTATAGTTCTCCTTACCGGTGTACCAATTACATTAGGCCTTCTGCTAAAATTATCAGGGAGAAAGAAATGAAATCCTTCTCCCTCAATACCTAACCTAAAATAAGACATTAATCATTCCCCCTACCATCTTCCTCATCTATCATCTCTTTAAGAAGCATTGCGAATTCCCTTAATTCCGATTCGCTGGCTATAGACACTCCCGTCTGAACTATATAAGTTACATCTCTAATAACATTAGTGTCAGCCTGAAAAGTTTTCATATCACTTCTAGGTACTGACTCATCAGTATCATCCGTTGATTTAAGTTCGTCGTTTTTTGGTGTCACAGTAATGCTGGATTCAGCCTCATGAACCTCTCTCATAGCCTTAGCAATTTCTGTATACGAATCAATAATAATATCTGCGTTAGCCTGTATATACTTCACTCTATTTTCCGCATCTCTTACTACGTTTCCAAATTCGTCAGTGAATTCCCTTCTGCTCGTTACGGACTCTAATTGATCCTCTAATTCTTTATATTTCTTGACAAGTTCATCCATTTCTTTCTTATTGGTTTTGACTTGTTTTTCACTTTCTCTTAGTGCTTTGTTTAGGTAATTATATTCTTCTTCCAGTGCTTTTAGTTGTTCCCTTAGTGGTTCTTGAGCTTCCTTTATAATTTTTGAATCTCTTACACCTTTTTTGCGCATATCTTTATTTACTTTATCCATGCGCTTCTCTACTTGTTGCATATACTTTTTAAGTTCTTTTAATCGTTTATGACCTTCCCCTGATTGAATTTGATATTCAAGTAGAGCAGACTCTTCAGCTCTCGCTCTTATCTTTGCTTCAACTTTATTAAGCTCTTCTTCCAACTCATCAGCTAAAGTTAATTCCTCTCCAAAGAATATATCTAGGTCATCATATAATTCTTTAATATACTTGCTAGTGAAGTCATCTTTAGCTTCTTCCCTAACTCTGTTAAGCATACTTTCATATGACCTCAACAATTCATCGACTTGCCAATTAGCTTCTTTCATTTTAGAGTTAAAGTTATCTAACCACTTATTTGTTTTATCATTCATATCGTCGAGAACGTTTTGGCTGACGTCTTTTAGTATATTTCTCCAAGCTCTTGTTTGGTCTAAATTAGACATGAATTTATTACTCTTATCGAACAATCTTCTAGCTTGATTAACGTCACTTAATTCGCTCAGAGATGATATTAGGTTTGTGTTAAAATCTCTCTTGGCACTTAATCCTAACCTTTCAACAGCCCTCATATCTTTAGCTGTTGTCATATGTCTCGCGAAGTACCCCGGATCACGTAGGTTGTTTCTTTGTAAATAATTGAATCTATCCATTCTTCTTTCCCAATGCTTTTCCGCTTGCTTTTTAGTCATTTTAGGTGCAGAAGATTTGGATGACGATGATGACTTCCTCTTACTTTTAGAACTTGTACTTGAAGGAACTTTTATAGTTTGACCAACATAAATTTTATGTCTATTTTTTATATGTGGATTAAGTTTCAGTAATTTATCTATTCCGCCACTATATGCATTACCATAATACTTCATAGCGAGTTCAGATATAGTATCCCCTCTACGTACTTTGTAACGATCAGTGCCCCCACCGATACCAAATTCTTTGTGTTGTGGTGGTAATTCTCCATTCAAAATCTTGAACAGTCTACCTTGCTGATTCTTCGTCATCACCATTTCTCCACGTTCGAGTCTCGTATCAATTTCCTTGTGGTTGGGCTTTTCTCCAACTATTCCACCGGTATGATATTTGGGAGGAGCTGCATCTGTTCCGCCGCCAAACCCTCCGGGATTTATCGGAATTCCACCCCTTCTCACCTCATAGTGTAAGTGAGGTCCAGTAGAGTTACCGGTGCTACCTACTCCACCTAAAATTTGCCCTTTCTTGACCATCTGGCCAGCACGGACGTTTCGATTATTCATGTGAGCGTATAAATATGTCAATCCGTTAAAACCCTGCACGTGAACTACATTACCGTATCCTCCGTAACCAGAACCACTTACTCCAAATCCTGAATAAATAACTCTTCCAGCCATTTGATTCGGTATCGGTGTTCCTGTTGGTGCTCCGTAGTCTACACCGGCATGAAATTTAGATGCACCTGTAATGGGGTGCTTCCTCATTCCGAATCCAGATGTCTTTACAAACCCTTTTCCAAAACTAGCTGATGGGGTCATTCCCCCAGCCGATTCCTCAACCTTTTGTCTTAATTTTTCAGAGTCAATCTTCCCACCTTTACCAAATAAGCCTGAGAAGATTCCTTTTATAGACATTGTAATTGTTCCTGCGATGGGTTTTTGGAACTTTTCTTTTAAACTTCCCCAAGCTCCTCTAACTCCACCTATCTTTTCGTCTGTCTCTTCTAGGTTTTTGTTTGTATTTTTTGTAGTAGAGCTTGATGTTTTTTGTATTTTACCCATTGAGCTCAAAGCACCCAAGCTCAATTCAACCCATTTTTTTCTCTTTGAAGATAAACTTGATGAAACTTCTTTGCTGTTTTCTTTGTTTGCTTTTGTATCTCCGGCTAAGTTCCTGATGTTTGATTTAGTCATCTCTGAGTGAACTTCTTTGTATTCATTTGACTTTTTCATTTTCTTACTAAATTGCTTCTCGGCTTCTTCTCTTGATAAGTTATCTTTTTCCATTAATTTTTCTATGTGTTCTTCATAATCTCTCAAGTATTCTGCATCTGATTTACCTTTTTCTTCATTGTGCTCTTTTTGATATTTTATTATTTCCTCATAATGCTTTTCTGCTTCCTTCCTAGACTCTCCGGTTCTTTCAATGTATTTGTCGATAACATCTTCGTACTCATTTATGTATTTATTATCAGAGTTAGCTTTTTCTTTATTAGCTTTCTTCGTATTGTTGGCATCTAATTTTCTAGCTAATGCCTTTGCTTCTGACGCCGACAGCTCCCCCTCAGTAGCTTCTTGGAGGGCTTCCTCTAATTCTTCTAAACTCAATACCTCATCGTCATATGCCCCTATATTTTCTCTTATTTCTTCTCTCGTTACACCATAACTAACAGCTAAGTCTGCTTCTAGAGCGTTCATCAAAGCCGTTTGGTCAGCTGTCCTATCTTGCATTTGAGAAAGTATTTTATACATGTTGTGATTTTCTCTAAGTTGAGCTACCTGACCCTCTTGTGCGAGTGTTAGTCTTTCTATAGCACCAGCATTATCATCGATTGCCTCGGCCATATCCTCATATGCGTATGTGGAGGCTAATATTCCATCTTCCTTTACCTCTTCCATCTTTTCCTTGGCTTCTTCCATGGTGATGTTTTGATCTTCCATTATTTGCTCTACTTCTTGAAGAGCTTCACCGTATGTGGTGTTTTCATTTATAGCTATACCTATAGAACCTAAGAGTTCTGTCAACTCTTCATCCTGCTGACTCATGATGGTAACATTCTCTAAACCCTTTTCCGACAATTCGCCTGTAGCCAATCCATACTTTTTCGCGGTTTCCTTTGCATAATCATAGTTACCGCCAGTTTCAGCAGCCTTTACGGTCAATTGTTCGAACGCGAGAATAACTTCATCGTTAGCTTCATTGAGCATCTTTTGGGCCTTCTCTGTTGCTTTGATTTTTTCTTCAAGCATATTATACCCATATTCATCTACATCGCCTAGTTTAATTGATTCTTTGAGATTTTCGTACTCTTCAGCAGTTTCTTGAGCTTGCTTATTTTGCGCCTTTTGTTGCTCCTCTAATTGCCTCATTTCACCTCGAAGATTAACTACCCATCCAATAGCGATAGTTACCCAGAATAAAGGATTCTTAATAGTTGCAGATGCTAACGTCTTAATTGAATTAGTAACTTTACCAATTGTCCCAGACAAGATTGTGGCATTTCTGGACGATAGCCCCATCTGCGTACCCAATGATACGATTTGCGGATTCACTTTACCGAGATTCTTTTCAACCTCTTTAATAGGTATGCTTGTGTCTTTCATCATAGCATTCATCGTTTGGAATCTTCTTCCTAACCCAGCCACACTAAATGCTACAGTGGGTATTACAGCATCCCAAATAGTAAAATTCTTGACAACGTCAGTCATACCTGACGCAAAAACACCTAATTCCTTCGTTATATAAACAATAGCCGAACCTAACCCGGATTCTCCCAATTCATAAGCTAGTTCTTGGAATCTTGCAATTGTTTGAGCTATTTGAGCGGTGAAACTCTCCATAAATTTCTCGTTCTCTTTTACGGCAGAGCCGTGAGATTTTGTGGCAGTATCCGCTGATGACATAGCCGTATCATAATTGTCCATGAGAACTAAAAAACGAGAAAGTTGGTGCCTACCTGCAACTTGGACACCTATGTTTTGTTTTTGGTTATCAGTTAATGTACTCCACCTGCTTGCTAAGTCACCTAACACATCTTGAACGGGTCTAGCTTGCGAGGTGACAGGATCAAAAACAGTTACCCCAGCTGCCTCTAACTCATTTACAGCTCCGGTCACTGTAGTTACTCGTGAAAGCACTGTTTTTAATGAGTTTCCTACAATTGACCCACTCTCTCGCGTTGATTCGGTTATGGCTGTTGTATATCCAATTAGCGTTTCTAGTTCTACACCAAAGGCATTTGCTGCCCCACCAGAACGTCTAACGGAGTCGATTAGATTCTCTGCATCGATGGCATATTGGTTAGCTACCTCGTTGAACCTATCTACTACTTGTGTAGCTTCAGTGAAGTCTTTCTTATATATATTCATTACACCTGTCAATCCTGAAGCTGCATCTGATAAATCCATTTGGCCTACGTTACTGAGTATTGAAGCCGCTCTAGATAAGTAGTCTACAGCTTCCTCTCCATAACCCTGACGACCGAATTCAACTATTACATCAGTAACTTCTGTAATCTTCATACCGAACTCATTGGCTGCCAGTGTCGCATTCTCCATAATTCTATCGAAGTTGGTACTTTCATTCATTACCTGCTTCATTTCAGTTAATCGTAAGTCTAATTCGATAACTGTATCCGTGACAGCTCTAAAAGCTCTCGCCGTTCCATAAACCATCGTCGCAGATGCAGACCACTGAACCATACGAAGGGCTGCGATTCCCATGGCCTTACCAAAGGATAGAGTATATTTGTTTAGCCCTTTCTGCGTCTCGGCCATCATACCTAACTCGCCACGATAACGATTCATGTCTTTGGCTGTTTTTTGCCATTGTTCACTCGACTTCCCTTGTGCTGCATTCAATTGATTTACTGACGTGCGCGCCCTTTTCGTACTTCCGTCTAAATTTTTTACGCTCATCGACATTTTCTTTCCGCTATTTACCCACTTTTTAGCTCCATCATCCCACGTCATCATAAGGTCTTGGGCATTTCCTGAAGCATCTTTTAACCTCGCGGACATTTTGCCTGTGCTAGATATATTAACTCTAGCATCTCTATTATATTCCTTCATTTTCTTTTGTAGTTTTGATTGAGCATCAGACATTTGATTCGTTCGGAATGCTTGTGATTTAATCGCATCGTCTGCCCTATTGACCATTTTAATCATTTCATTGTGACCTTTAGACATTCCGTTGATTGCTCTAGCATTACCACCATATGTCCTGCTCAGGGCTGCTGTGGCTTTGTTCACGCCTTCAATTCTCTTATTGAATCTATCTAATTTACTCGCTGCTTTATCTAAGTCTTTTAATTGAGCTTTGTTTACATTAAACTGAATATTTATCCTATTGTCACTCATACTGTAACCCCCTCTCAGTTAATGAATTTAACCTCAGTGAATATTTCAACTCTAGCCAAGTGAACTCCCTCTCTTACACGATAAGAGTTCCCGAATCTAGCCTCTGAGCCGCTAAAGCCTTGGGAGTAAAGTCTTTGATATACACTTTCATCAGAAAAGTGATTTTCTATCTTTTGACATATTCTATCTCTTTGTAATATAGCCTCATTATTACCAGTCGTTATAACTAAAACGAATAAATTAAGTAATTTCCGTTTAACTTTAGTACCTCTTCCAGTGTTTTTTCCTAAGTGTCCATCTATATTAGCTGAACTCCTGTACCTCACAGAGACTACTGGTTTATCTAAAGTAAACCTCTCGTCGCCTACATTAGGTATCCCTACTGGGAAATCTACATCCGGTAAGATATTCCTTAATTCATTTTTGAAAGTTTCGATAGTGGACTCTATGTACCTTTCTTGCTCAAACATATCCTCTCCCCACCCTTTACTTAATAAAGATAACGCTTAGCACTCTGTCTTTCTATTTTCAAGAACTTATTTCTTTCTTTGTGCAATAACTTTACTAACTCTTTCATCGTATCGTTTATAAATGGTCTGTCTGGAATGTTCCCGGAATAATTGAACATCATTGTTGAACCACTCTCTAAATTGTGGGCTTTATCACTCCAAGATGCCCCATCATTAGGTGATTTACTTCCTTCATCTATGTAAAATTTATAAGAAATAAAACCGCCAATGTCTTTTATATCTTCCTCCATTGAGCCATGTTCACCCATTATATGACCCGTTCTTACATAAACTTGAGGTGAATATTTATCATATACTAATGAGGTTATGCAATTTCTGTAGGTTATGGGAGCTTGCTTAAACAATTCAAATACTGGGTCTGCTGACGCATTCTCCATAACATTCTTATAAGTTCGCAATCGTTTGGATAAAGTTCTCATATTACGATTGCTGTATGCTCTTACGCTAATCAACAGCCTTCACCCCTTTAATCACAAAACAATATGGCGTATCCCCATAATACTCTTTGACTCCTAAAGGACTATCAACTCTCCACTTTTGATCCTTGAACGTGAATCTAAGTTGATCAACTTCCTTTAATTTACTTATGTCGTCATCCAACGAAAACCTAACTATACAATCACCAACAGCTACTCTTCCCCAAGCGTATTCCATTATATCTTCCTTATGACTCAATACCTTACCCAACCCTTTTAATTTCCAATACCTTTCAACCTTTTTACCACCCTCCCAAACATCATACGTATCATTCCACTCAGCTCCCTCCCACTCACTCCAAGTAAATTTAAGTTCACTTCCATCTCTGATTATCAAACCTTTTATATCCTTAGAAACAGTATCTGCCACATCTTCGTGAGAACCAATTTTCCTCAGTTTTCTCGTTTTACCTAACGCCAAATTAATCACCACCTTATATTAAAATAGGGATAGGCGTTTACGAAAATAAACGACCTACCCCTTCCCTAGTAGATTTACTATTCTTTTTCAACATCATTGATTCTTGATTTCCACTCTAGGTCTAGTTGATATTTAGCAATCATCATTTTTTTAACTTCATCAGGTATTTTATCGAATTCCATTGGATTTATAGAATACTTTTCGCAAAGCTCTAGTAGTATATAATCTTGTGTGACGCCTTCCTCTAACTTACCTGATGGTGCTAGGAGTTTTTTGCTTCTTCAATATCACCCTCATAATCGTCCTCATCGTCTCGGAATCCTGAAATCTCAAATCCGACGTCCATAATTCGTGGGATAAATCCTGCCAGCTCAACCTCAATCATAGCTTTTAGTTGTTCCTCTAACTCACCTTCAGGACGCTCATCTTCAGCTAAGAAGAATAAAGCAAATTCAGCTAATCGAAGTTGACGGACTTTACCAAGTTGTTCAACATACTTAGGGTCGTCTGGATTTTCAACAATCTTCATACGACCACCTTTTGCTGGCACACGTTTCGTTGGTACTGGTGGTTCCATTCCATCGTACTTTCGATTAATTGCTTCCATGGTATTTTGACTAATGGATTCTACCTTGAAACTAATCACTTCGCCACCATCAGTCGGGAAATCTACCGTCGCTGTCCGTTTAATCTTTTTAACCTTATCCGCAAATTTGTTTAATTTGGCCATTCCTAAACCTCTCCTTTTTTATTATATAATTTCTTTACAAACTCCACTTACAGAAAAGTTGAAGTCACTACTCTCGCTAGACTCTCTTCCGTAATTATTAATGATGCATCTCTTTAGTGTATATAACTCATTTCCCATCTCATCTATAAACCTTAAATTGAATAAACCTGTTTCTGTGTGAAATTTTTGAATCTCGTCAGAGTTCCACATACCTCCCAGTGACCAGTCATGACTCTCCAAGTGTGCGTATCTATTAGTCACATTCCCTTTTATATCAACTCGGTTAGAGATTACATGTGCAGTAGTTATATTTAAAGATTCACAAAATAACAAATCATTGTCATTCCTAGGAGCAAACAGTTGCCGGTAAAAAACTACTGCGTTGCCCTCGCCAGTAAACGATAGGGTGATGGGTTGTTCGCTTTTATCCACTTCGAGTAAACTATTCATAAAGATAACTTGACTATTTAATCTGAATGACGCATTGTAAAAATCAAGTATTATCTCATCACCCGACTTCATTTCTTTACTCAAAGTGGCGCTTCCCACGTCTGTTGACACGGTTAGGCTATCGAATTCTCCTTCTGCTATTTCTATATCTAGCACTCCTAGACGGTTGCTGACACTTTTATCATGAATGAATTCGATCTCTTTACCTTCCTTCGCATCATTAGACCACTTTATTTCATCTATATAGACGTATATATCTTCATGCATAAGAGTCAACATAGCCCATCACCACCTATCTTTATTATTGTTCAGGCCACGGAACTTCAATAGTTGATCCATCAGATAGCTCAAAGATGATGTTCGTTCCATCGGACGTGGCTCCCGTAACGCTTACGCCATCCTTTCCATCTGCACCAGCTGGACCTTGTGGACCTGTATCACCCTTGTCTCCTTTAGGGCCTGTATCGCCCTTGTCTCCTTTAGGGCCTTTAGAATTTGACCCCGACGGCGCTTTGCGTACATAAGTAACGATTTCACCTTCTTTGGCAGAATGGATAGAGTATCCTATGTTAAGGGGTGAATCCTTACTTAATGATTCCGTAACAAGACCGTTACCAGAACATCCAATTGATACTCCTGCTCTAATATCTTCTGCAGCTTCAGCTTGCCAAATGTTATCCCCTGTTATGCTAACGTTTACTTCTTCCCCTTCGGAAATATCTGTCTTAGAGTAAAAATCTGGTTGCTCACTTTCTTTCGCTAATCGAATGCGCACCTCATTGTCATCTTCTCTTCCTACTACCGTAAGGCACACTAACCTACCTTTGGAAATATCTTCATGAGCAATAGCTTTTATCTTCATCCCTCAACAGTGCCCCCCTCATCTTTTTCGTGACTTCCGTCGGTTGCATAAAGTAGAGTTGCCCCTGTTCCTTCTCCATCATACATGTATCGCTCTGAATAATCTCCAGAAGCAGAAACTGTATCATCGCCATCGTCTGTTCCACCACTAAACTGTGGAGAGTTGATGTATGCGTTATGGAAGTAATTAACTTCTACGATTTCACCAGAGTCGCTAGTTGTAACTTGTTTTAATGTGCCAGCTTTTTGTTTAAACATAAAGATTGATACTTGGACACCTGAATATAACTGACTGACCTCAAAGGTATACTCCTTACGACCTTTCTTTTTGTGTGATTTTACTCGTTTATTGTACTTCTGCATTTCGTTTTCGTTTTCATCGAATGAGAATGCATCATCATAACCTAACTCAATCCATTGTATCGCATCTTCGGTTTCAGGAGTTACATCAGTGGACTCATCTGTAAAGAATAACTTCCTATTAAAACCAATATAAATTTCTTCATGACCAGTAAATGAAGTCATCTCGATAATTCCCCCTATTCTTTTTCTAACTCTTGTCGAACTTCGTTGGCAACATCAAGAATTCTTGTTTTCAGTTTAGCTCTTAATTCTGGCTGACCCTGAATGAGGTCTACAAAATCCAGTAAACTTACATGAGCCTTCCACAAATATTCCATATTAAATTCTTTATTTGATTCGTCCATCATGCAAACCCCCTGCCCAGTCCAATAATTTTATTCCTTTCTTCTTTCAGCAAGTTGATAGTATCTTGGAAATGTTTACTCATCAACCCGCGGGTAATTTGGATTGCATCATTTTTGTATGAATATGACTCTCCATCAGCCCATACCTTTAGAGCAGTTACAATGTCAATTAATGTCTCTACAACAATCAATTGTTTATCTCTAGAATCTTCTAACGGAAAGTCATAACCATAAGATTCCATGTTATTTCGTATGTGACCTTTTATGTACTCATTATCGAATTCTTGATTCTGTGTATCTAAGTCATCAAGCCTAAAACGAACTCTATCAATAAGTTCTTCGTAGTGTTTCTCCATTACTTATCCAACTCATTTGCCCGTTCAATTAATTGGTCTACAGTTTTGTTGTTAATCTCATTTTCATTCGCATATTCAATGTACTCATCGATAGTTTCTTTTGCCAAACCTTTTATTTGCGAACGGGCTGTAGAATGGTGCTGTTCAAAGTATTGTTCGGGAGAAAGTCCTTCTTCTTTTTTCTTTTTTTCAACTTCTTCCTCTTCTCCCTCAATGGTTACTTGATTTCCTATAATATGACTTAGGTTGTTTTTTACAAAATCCCATTCCATTTCATTTAAATAAATCCTCTGACCCTTACGTAGAGCAAATTTATTGTGTGGAAAAGCACCCAAGAAATTAATCGTAAACCGCCCGTCGACTTTATTAATTAAAACTTTATGTACTTTGTCCATCCTATCCTTCCCCTCTCTAACTGACTTTTATATCTGTGTTGATAAAATGATTATTGTTTAGTTATAATTATCCTTCGACATCAGGTTTAGTAATTTGAATCATTCCGAAGCGTTCAGGGTATAAAATCGTTAAGCCCATTTCTCTTCGAATTACAATGGATAATTCATCGTGGTCACCATCAACCACTTCTCGATAGCGTAATTTACCAAAGTCATCGATATGCCCAATCTTTTCACTCATAACAAAGATTTTATCGTTGGAAATAACTGGTAAGTTATCCGCATCAGTGAATTGTTCTAACTTAACGATTCGTGCTCCTCGATACATGCCTAATGAACCAGTTCGTTGAATCTCATCTTTCATTGACTCTGTATGACCATCAAAATCTAAGATTGGTGCAAGAGATTGATGAGTACCTACAATTATAGGTGTACCTCGCTCAGAAACCGTGTATAACATCGCATCTAGAGTTTGTTTATCCACAGCGTCAGTTACTTCAGCATATGTTTCGGGTGTCTTTTCTTTTTTACCGATTTCATCAAAAGTCTCATAATAATAATTAGAATACTCAGTTAGCAAAGCATCGCGAGCGCCATTCCGTAAGTCTTGCACAGCTGAAATGCGACCGCTCTCTAATTGATCTAGTTGACAAGATGGTCGAACTGCAAATTGTTCTGGCATGACGGTTACTGTATCTTGGAAGATTTGTGACTTCGGAACGTAACCACCGCGGTCGATTCGATAAGCTCGGAAACGACCTTTACGCCTATACTCAACTCGGTCATTGATTTCTCGTTGTTTTACAGGACCAAATAATAATGGTCGAATATCATAAGCCTTCATCTCTTCTTCTAAATCTTCAGTTACCAGTTGAGCTAGTTCATTTAATCCTTGGGGAGATTTGGCCATTTGGGCAATTCGACGCGATAAATCTTTAGCCTCATCATTATAAATACTAGCATTTGCATATTTATCTACTAACTCAAAAAACTTTTTTCGTTGTGCTGTTGTGTATGCCATCTATTTTTTTCCTCCTTAGTAAATTAAAACTGCTACTTCGCCATTAGGGAATTTTTGAACAACTTCACCAACTGCATCATTACCATCTGAAGGGGATACAAACTTACCTGCCTCTACAGCAACTTGCTCTCCTTCATTCATTCCTTGCAAACCTTCTTGATTCCCTAAGATAACAAATTCATAGTCAGTACCAACACCCACTAAGCATCGCTGTCCGGCGGGAATCTCAAGGTTATCAGTTCCTTGTGTGTTTAATAACCATTTGAAGGCTACACCCTCAAACTCTTCCGAGTTTTGTGCAATTTCTAATTCTTTAGTTGATTGATTACGCTTGACTGCATCACCTTGAAGTAGATCAGTTCCAGCCTTATACTCACCGTGTTTTGTTACATTAAAGTCTTTTCGGAAATAAAAAGACACTTTGTTTGTAGCCATATTGCAACTCCTCCTTATTCTCCAAGTCCTTCTAGGAAATTATTTTCTAAATCAATACTCACATCAGATGCTACAGAAACTTTCTTTTGAGTCTTAGGATTGCGCTTAGCTGTCTCCAATACGATATTCCAAACCTCATTACTCATTTGACCATACTCTTCCTTTTTAGCTTCTGCCTCATCTTCTTTGAAATCTAAGAACTCTGAAATTTCGTTGAATCGACTCTCGCCTTTTGAAGCAATTTCTCGCTTTTTCTCTTTTTTCTTCAACTGACTGATTTCAGAATTAAGTTCATCAATTGTTTCGTTTGAAGATTTTAAGGATGCTGTTAATGTATCCTTTTCCTTTTCTAATTTCTTGATTAACGTTGCTTGTTCTTCTTTATTATCGTCACTATCCTCCTTACCTGATTGGCACGCTGATAAATCCTCTTGTAATTGCTTCACCTTCTCTCGAAGTCTTTCAATCTCTTTTTTGGCTTCTTCTAAATCCATGCCCAATTCCCCTTTCTTCTTATTTGCTACAGAAACACTTCTTGACCACTCGTTAGCAGGAATGTCAACCGCTGCTGAACCTATAAATTCAACGCCTTCTAACTTTCTAGAGTTTCCAATCTCGCTAGATTTTTCGTAACTACACTCCATTGAAAATTTCAAATTATCTTGTTCATGTAGTTCGATTAGTTTCATAGCTATCTCATTGAATCTTATTTTCCAAACTCTAGCTTTTGCATAAAGATGCTTAATACCATCTTTATCTGAACCCATCCAAGAATCTATATGAGTTCCTATCGCCTTACCGTTGGTCAGGTTAGGGAAGTTGATTAAATCATGTCCTGTTGGCTCTGATCCCACCATGATAAGTGGTTGATTAATAATTGTTCCTTTAGCGGTTTCGAGTTCTTGAGCCGTGAATAGCGCCCCATTCCCGTTTGGTATATCTGCTGTAGCTAATATGTAAGTTATGTCTACAAAAGTTTTGGAATTTGATACCTCATAACTCCTAGATTTTAACTTTTCTACATCTATTTTCATTCACCCCCTTTAAGTTTGCGTAGATGGTTTATTATCTCCACTAGGATTACTGTCATTATGAGAGTCTTTGTCAGTAGGTCTACCTTCTGACTCCCCGGAACTACTCAATGTACTAGACATAGCTCTTGGTTCAATTTCGAACATTTCATTTTCTTCTGTTATTTTCTCTTGCTCAATCTCTAGTAAATGACCATGCGCCTGAGCATAAGTATCTGCACTAATGACCCCATCTAAAAATAGGTTTCTTATAATTTGATGCTGAACTTTTTCCTCACTTAATTCTAATTTTCCTAAACTAACCTTCGGGTTATCATTCGGATTTAAACCATTCTCAATAGCTATATCTTCGAATAACTCTTCTAAAGTTTCTATTAATTCTGTTCTATTAGATTGTATAATTTGTTTAGCTGATGCCATGCCAGCAGTTGATGATGCATAGGAGCCTTCGCCAGTGAAAATGGAGGGTGTTATTCCTATTGAATACATAAGCATTTTAATTGGCACATTAAATTTATCAGGACTAAATACAGAAGTGTCTTTCTCAATCATATTGGCTTCTAGAGTGTGGTTACCAACTAACCTACCACTAGTACCTAATGTCTCAATCCTTCTTCGTAACTCTTTTACTTGTTTAGGGGTCGCTGGCCTATTTTCATCGCCTAAAGTAAAAATTATTAAACTCTCTATTACTTCATTTATGGAGTGCTTTTCCATATCTAGTAATGATTGTATGTGTTGAATAGGTTCGAATGTAGCTATCGTTTGCGGCTTACCATAACGCAAATAACCCTCTCTATCCAACGAACAGTGATATGTCCTTTCGGGAGGTAAAACATATCTACCTAACGAATCAACCTCTAAATCTCTTGGTAGAGTTAAAGGGTCATTATCGCTATTAAAGAACGATACCGGTCTCCCTCTCTGGTGACCAACAACCTCTACATCAATTGGGTTCAACTGATGCACCCAAACTGTTTTCCCGCCTTCTCTCTCTCTGTACCAAAATATATTACCTGCTTTATAAAGGTCTGGTATCGATTGCCTTACAACTTTATTTAATTTGGTATTTTTAATGAAGTCATTAAGGATTTCCTCATTCTCTTCTTCTCCACCCTCAAGAAGTATTTTACCTTGAGTAAATGTGCTGTAAAATTTTATAGCGCTCTTTAATATACCAACCTTATCTACATAATAGTGACTCAACCTAACCACGTTATTAAAATTATTTTGAAAATCAGATAGTAACATGTTCGCTTCATATTTCCTTATATTAGAAGCCGAACTAATAGGTTCGATATGATCGCTAACTTCATATACAGGTGTCTGATAATCACCTTTACTTTTATAAGCTCCTGACTCCATATCAAAACATCACCTCCCCCACCTATCTAAATACATTAATGTGATTTGAATAACCTTTTGTATCAGTACTACAGCTTAGAATATCTCAAAAAACAAAGAGTCATCTTCTTTAGCTTGTAGTTCCTCTTCAATGTAAAGGGCTGCATAACAAAATGTAGTCCACCTATCTTTTCTAGTTATACCAGTACCTTTAGTCGGAACGAATTTATGGAAATTTCCCGATGGCATAGCTTGGATATTGGTTACTTCTTTTTTAATGGCTATCAAATCCAAATAAGCCATTTCCATCTCTGGATCGGGGTGTCTATCCATGAGTTCTGGAAATGTAAAGTTCCCTTTCTCTATATGTTTTTTAGCTAAGTGACCTATTCTATGGTTGAATGCGTTGTCAGCTGTTATTAAAGTTAACACTTTTATCCCATCGCTTCTAGAACTTTCCTTTTCTAAAATAGGAGGATGTATCATTCCTGTGTTGTAATCTAACCAATCTTCGTCCAATAAATCCCTCACAGCTGTACCTCCACCTAATTTATCCATCCATAAGTCAACCACATTAAAGTTAATAAGTAACCTTCTTATTTCATCCCTTATTTCTTGATAAGATAGACCATTCAAAGCCTTCTGCCTAACAATGGCTAGTTTATTGCCTTGTATCTCAGCTAACTTCAAGGATGCATTATCTCCCCCTTCTTCACGCGCTATGTCTGCGAATAATACATAATCTCTATCCAACCTACCTTCAAATAAAGGTTCCAATCCATCATCGTAACGTATGTATTTATCCCAAGTTTGAATGTTTATGAAACTGCTGTCATTCCCGGATATCCACTTACAGTTCATCTCCATCTCGAAGTCATCATTAGTCATTTCTCTTCTTTGCATTTCGATGAATGATTCATTAGTTAATTTGGCGTCTCTAGGAAGTGAATAAGGCACTACAGCAGCGTAATAATCATCATCGAATGTCATTCTATGAAGATGGTTCTGAAATGTCTTATATGAGTGGTTAAATTGAAAATAAGCCGATGTAGCATAAAGAAACTTAGCTTCATAGTCATCTTCAGGATTTTCAGGGTCGTAATCTAGGTTTGCTGCAGCCATCGGGACGATTACCCTGTTGATCATTGTCTCGTCATGCTGTGCATGTTCATCCAACATAATAAAAGTCGCTCTCTCTCCACGAATCGATGAACCGTCCCCAATTGGCAAGAACTTAATAGCCGAAGAACTGAAAAATGTGATTGACGCGTCCATTGTACCTTTTTTCATTCCGTTTTTAGGTATCTCATGTCTGACCGAAAAAGATTTGTTGTATACATCATTTATAATTTTATCGTATAACATAAGTGACTGTCGGTAAGAAGGACCTAACATAAGAATAGATTGATGAGAGTATAGTATTGCAGTCAATACTGAAATTAACGCCATGATAAAAGATTTTCCACTACCACGAGATTGGCATAAATAGACGCTTGTTTTAAACCAAGCATTTTCTAGAGTTACTTTTTGATACTCAGAAAGACTCATTCCTAAAATATCATAGGCAGCCTCCACGGGATGTTCTCTGTAAAACTCAATCATCTGTCCTATGTAATCGTAGAATTCGTCATCTGGTAGATTTAATATATGATGCACTTCTTCCTCTGTGATTAAGTCACTGACCGTCATGTTGCTCAAACCTTCCGTCGATATGTTCAGCTCTTATTTTAGCCATTCTCTCCCTCATCTTTTGAGTAACCTCATCTCTTTCCATTTTTCCGCTACGTATCCTATTCTCATAGTTGAAAACGATTTGCGATAAACTGGTTCTGCTCTTACTCAAATCCTCATTCTTTTGGTCTTTAGGTCTATGTTTTAAATCCCCAGCCATATTCGAGAATTCTCTTCTAAGTGAAGTATATTGATCAACAATTTTCTTATCGTCGCTTTGCATCATTTTAGCTTCTAATTGATTCAATTTAAGTGACGTCTTTGCCATGTTAGCTATTGTATCTTTTTCAAATGGAGTTGACGATTCATAATCTTCTTCGTACTCTTTAATCTTTTCATGAACATACTCAATTTGTTCTTCGCTATATATAGACTTATCTAATCCGTACTCATCGAATTTCGAACCCTTAAACGCACTTGGACGAGTTCTGTTCTTTTGCATAAGTGCACGAGTGCTACCTAATGCACCCTTAAGATTTCTGTTGGTTCCTCTATGCACTCTCTTCTCAGCAACTTCCAAATGCTCTAGTGTATAAAGTTTCGGATCAACTTCACCGATATTTAGAGTTGTTTTAAAAACTTTACCATCTTTAGTTACGTAAGTCTTAATTTCATCTGACATTTACTCCACCTATCCTTATAACTTATAATTATAACTTATCGTACTTATTATTGACGAATCAGTAAGTATCTAATATATATGTTACCGTTAGCCTAACCAGCAAGATATGTTACGATGAACCTATGTATCCTACTGGTAAGGGCTATCGACTAGATGTTTTACCGAATCTTTATCTTTTAGTATATGCAAGCGAACAGCTTGCTAACTGTCTGTTAAGACGTTATTCATCATGTTACCGAATCTAATAGTAACGATACTTTTATCCTACCGTATCCATTATCTATATACAGTAGTGTTAGGTTTTTAATGATACAATATCAGCTTTTTTCTAATTGTCATAAAATTGTCGATATTTAGACACAATTTGTTCACAGTTTTGTCACAAATATATTAAAAAAAGAGGTCATTCGATAAAATCGACCTCTACCTCTTTATTACCTCTCCTACCTCCCAACCTTAATATAGCCTGTCCTGTAGGTTGCGGTTCCATTCCTTTCATCGCTGCATAAGATGCGCTGTTCATAGTTGATGGAGTGCATACATAATGAACTCTTTCTTTTCTAACCTTGCCATTTCTTTGATCAACTCTGTAAATATCCCTCGACATAACCAACTTCTTATGGAAATGACCCATTGCATAAACCATGCAGCTGTCTGTAACTCTTTCCATTTCTTTCAGCCTTCTTTCGACAGTTGCCATCGTTTTACCTCCACCACTGCCATGAAAACACATGATTGGGTAAGAATTTTTATTCCATGAGAAGTCACAAACACCTCTATATCCAGCATAAAATATATCTAATCTATCACAAATGATTTTCATTACATCCAAACTCGTACTTACCTTTGCCCTTTCCTCGTGGTTACCAGTTACAGCAAGCATTATCTTATCCGATATAGGTTCAAGTAACTCAATTGCTAAATCAATCTGTTCATGCGGATTCATTACCTGTTCATAAACACCGGAACCAACGGAACTTTTTGTACCGTTTTCAATAATATCACCCAATATTACTGCGTAGGTGTTATCATTAGATTGTATGTACTCAACCACCCTATTAACTAAATCCATATCACACGCACTACTACCAATATGCCAATCAGAGATAGTTACTACTTCTATGTAATCCGGTTTACCTTCCACCCTAACCTTCCTGTATTCCATTCAAACACCTCTCCTCAATTAACTTCACTTGTGAAGAGGGGAAGTGACTCCCTCCACGATAAATGCGCCTTTATTGTGTTTTCATATATATCATAATCTCTAATTAATTGCTCTACCCCTACGTAATACCATTTAGAAAAGCTAATTTTATACTTATCATCATCAGATTCTTTACTTCCAGCAAATAATACCTTGTAGTCGGTAGTTCCCAAAGCATCATCTAGTTTTCTAATATTAATATCCATACCTAAATATTCATCTACGAACACTCTGACATTACCCGTAAGATTAATACCCCTATCGACTCCATTCATTAGGTCATCTGCTGTTGTGAAGATAATGCTTTTGTTATATCCATCTAATAATTTATTAGAAGAATCAATCTCTTTTTTATTACGTTTAATTACGATTGAAGTATCGCAGTCGCTTTGACCTAATTGTACCCAGTGTAACCCAAATGTTGTTTTCCCTACTCCTCTAATGGTGATTAATTCATGAACATCTAAATCATCATTCTTTAAAATATCTTTTTGCCATTCCGTTAACCTCATCACTATTCACCCCCTAACATTTTTTAGGGAATAAAATATCCCCTCAACCTATACTCTAAATACATTAGTGCATGGTTAAGGGGGTGACAGTATCATGTTTTTGAGGTTTTTTAACATTTATTATAACCTCTCTACAGTTCCGTCATTGTTGATAACGTATTTATTTTCTTCCGGTTCAGGGATGTTGATTTGAATACCCGCTTTTCTTAGTACTTGTAAGGAGTCGATGAGTTGTTTATAATTACTTTCCGTTCTCTCTATAATTTCCATATACTCCTTAGTGTTATCCTCCATTTTCTTCAATTTATCTTTAAGTTTTTCATTTTCTTTCTTTAATCGTTTATTCTCTCTTTTAATTTTACCGGAAGATGCTTCTTTGCTCTTTTGTTGATCCCTAAACTTTTTGACTACAACAAATACATCCTCTATATCTAATTCTTCCTCTTCATCTTTATTGAGAATGGTGTCCATAACTCTTTCGTATCTCTCACCTTGATTAATCCTAGACTTGCCCTTGTTACTCTTACCTTGCTCTTTAGCTAACTCATATGCCGCTTTATATTGGTCAGATAATCTTGTGTGCCACCTAAACTTAGACGCCTGCTCAGTCCTCTTACCCTCAGTAACTTCCTCAAAATTTCTGCAACCATCTATAATAGTGCCACCATTTCTAACAGTCCTTAAAATTGTTTCTGCCAATAAAACATCATCATCTTTTGTCCAAATCTCTCCTTGGAGATTGTTAACTTTAGTCATAGTTAAACTCACCTTCCCTTTACGATTTTATTGTTCATCTTTATTATAATACATTATTATAACCTTGTAAAGGGAAAGTTATTCAAATTAGTTAAATTATATGTTTTAGTTTATGTATTGCCCTCCTGTATCTTCTAAAGGCGGTGTCCTTTGAGTATCCGAGAGCCGATCCAATTTCATGGAATGCCAATCCATACCTAATTCGCATCTCCACAATTTTACTCTCTTCATTATTTAAATGCCTCTCAATCACATCATCGAATGTTATTTCCTTTATAAACTCTTCATCACTATATGAATTACTTTCACTTGGTGATGAATAACTTGAATATGGATTCATATTAGATAACTCAGAACTAGCCTCAAACCTAACTTTAGTCCTCATACTATTTATGAGTAAGCTAACTTCGTGTGGTTCGTTGTATATTCTGTAATTGTATTTGATGTGCTTAAATACAATAATCATAACTTCGTGCATTACTTCATCTTCTGGATGCTTATATCTATGGAATTTCCTGATGTGAAAAGTATAATAATAGACAAAATTTTTCATGTCCTTAATTTCCATTAACTCATCGAAACAATCATTATCTCCATTCTTTATACCTTCGATAAGTCCTACTGTATATTCTCTTAATTTATTTTTATATTCATATATATTAATTCCTTCGTATGTTGTTATACCATCTTTTAACAAATCGTTCATATTCTTATTTTCTGTCATTACTGGATACTCTCTAATTCTCTTTATAATTTGCTTCAATCGCCTTCACCAACCAGTAATCGTGCTAGTGCAAATCGATATGAATAAGCTCTATCTTCCCCTATAATAAAAATCATGTCATTACTACTTTCTGGGAAGTGGATTCTAAACGACTCTAACTTTAAATCCTTTATAGCTTTCAGTATTGGTATCATCATTTTCGTGTCGTAAGTCATAGTAAATCCTTCCATGGCATTCGATGTGTCTACATCTATGTTGCAATTGATTAAAGCCTTTCCGTTCTGATTTTTAAAATTCATAACATCTTCAAATATTGTAATCTTACTACTATAATATCTCCCCCCTAATGACTTAACTTTATCCATAGCCTCGTGGATGTGTATGAGTTCATCTATTAAATCAACTTCGATGTAATGAGATAATTCTTCGCATCCGTCGAAAAGAGAGTTGAAATCTGGGTAATCTTTTATATTATCTTTAATATCATATTTACCCTTCGGTAACGGTCTTAGAAATCGAGTCTCCCCATCGCGATAGTCTATTTTATTTTTTAAATATATACTAGATGCCACCCCTCCCGATGTTGCGCAAAAGTCAACTCCATCAGACATTTTAAAGTATTTATAGACATCAGGATCACTCTTCCTATTAACTAAAAACCTCTTTAATATTCGAATCAATACCTTTTCGTCTATCCCTAAATTTTTTCTAAACATCACTCATTCCTCCTGTGTCGAGCTTTTTTATTGGTGCACTCTTTGCACTGTGAAGATAACCCATCTTTGTTACGTGAACGAACACCAAATTCTGATACATGCTTACTTTTTTTACAAGACCAACAAAACTTGTGGGCAGGAGCATTCTTATAACCCTTGTAGCTCATTGCTCTCAACCTTTGCTTTTCCCTTACGGTACGGGCTATCGAAGCCGACCTATTATCTCTAAAATTCTTTTCAGTTATGTACATTTCCTTATTACTATTATCCATAACTAAATTAAGTAAATCTCCCTTACTCTTTAATATAATGATAATCTCTTCAATAGGCCCTTCATACGTAAGTAGTTCATGTTCAAATAGTTTCCACATCACTATCTAACCTTTCCTCTATTTCATTTTGGATGATTAACATACCTTCATTACTCAAGGGGATTATTCCGGAAATCATTTTAATTCCTTCGGTCTTACCTGTTATCAAACATCTATTAGTATCTTCATAATTCCGGATTGTAAGCTCATTATCCCCTCCCGTAATGGAAACTAAATGACCTTCGTGCATATTGTATTCGTCCCTTAGATGTTTAGGGATTGTAACCCTTCCTAATTTGTCTATTTTTCTTTTATCCATTATACTGAACCTCCGTTGATAGTTTGTAATTTCTTTTTCGGAATATTTGAATGTCACATTACTCATGCATATGCCGCATTACTTTCTACTTACTATCTAAAACTCATCTCCACACAACGTGCATAAATCATAATCTGGTTGCATCACTGCTTCGCCCGTCATGTAACCCCATACTAAAATTACAAATCCATCCGGATGATTGCATTCTTCTTTAAACTTTTCATATCTCCTTTCCCAATCCTTACGTTTATAATTACATTTAGCGCATTCTAAATGTTCATTAGAGTAAACCTTACCATCACATTCAAATACTTCTCGATGCAAGTAATAAACATTTCCTTTTCTAAAACCACACCCGCAATGTATACACCGTTTCTTCAGACGCCTTGAAGCTACTTTCTTAGCAATACTCATACCTCCAAACCCCTTTTACATTAATCTACTATCTGCAAGTAGTATCCTATCTGCAGCGTTATCATATTTAATGAAATTATTAATCGCTTGTTCTTCTGTTAGTTCAGTAAATTTTATTTTTCTCTTCGTATTGCCTATGCAATGCTTATATACCTCTATAGCGCTACTTTCGCTATTCGACTGAATAAGCATATAATAAGGTTCTGTAAACTCGAAGTATCTCATTTGATTACCTCGCTCATCTTGTAACGCTAAAATCTTTTTATCTAGCAAGTCCTGTCCTTCCAGACCTTTTTCTTTCACGATGTGTGAATCTAGTTCTTTTTGCAACGGAAATAGTTTTTTTAGATTCATTGTTTATTCTCCTTCCTCAACATCTAGCAAGTATTCTATTTGCTTTTCTACATTCCTTGTTCTCTGTATCTTTTAATCTAAATCCCACATATCAAACGCTTCATGAGCATTTATTTGGTCGCATAAATTTTCATGATACTTGATTAAAAAACTTAACTTCTCGCAGATGCCTAAATTAGTTTCTTGCATTTTTTAACCTCCTTATATGCCTATGCAGATTCTTTATTTCTCGCTTCAAATACCTAACTTCTTTTTTTCCTCACTAGGCTCAATGTTCATATTCATTGACTGCATCAACTTTTTAAGCTTTTTTTATGCTTATTGTCTGTTGGTGATCTAGTGCATGTTGAAGCTGTTTCTTTGCTTCTTTAAACTTCATTCTGATTCCTCCAATTCTTTTTCTAAAATTCTTAATGATTCATTTACTTCTTCCTCTAATCTGGTTTCAAAAAAAGAAATTTCGTCTATCGCGTCTCTGATTATTTTGCGAAAGTATTTATTCTGTTGTTCAAGTTCTTCTACTCGTTCAGCTTGTTTGATAAGCCATTCAATATGGATTGTGTAAAAATTATGCTCAGAAACTTCACAGCCAATTAAGTCAATATCATCTTTCCACTTTTTTATTTCATTCAGTCTATCTCTCTTCATTCTGATTCCTCCCCGAATAAATCTAATTGTTCAGTTGAATGCGATAAATTAAAGTTTTCTTCCTTCAACGACCCAACAGCCATTGTCATCAATTCTGATAATTCTACAACCCTCTGCATCTCTTCTTCTGCGTCTAATCCTTCTAATTGTTTACTGATTTTCTTTTTAATATTCTCGATTGCTTCACGATAGCGTTTGTTTTGTTGTTCCGATTCCATAAATAATTTTTCTAAGGAATGAAATGCTGAACCGTCTGCTTCAGCAACTTCCTCTAACTCCTGAACTCGTTTAACTTGTTCAAAGCCGTTTTGTATTAAAAATACTAAGTCTTTAACATCTACTTCTGTATACTCAATGCCACCCCTCTCGCTAGTTATAGTCAGTGTCGAGTGTTTTGCTTCTATCTCTTCCAACCGTTCTTTACTCATTCCTCACCCTCCAATGCTTTACGTGCCTTGTTTCCACCATCTAAACTTATTTCTGTGTTCCCTTGTTGGTTGTACCTTGTCCATACTTTTTCATCCCCATAAAACTCCAATGCTTCACGATAGCGTTCGTTCTGATTCTCTAACTCCTGCACTCGTTCAGCTTGTTCGACAAGCCATGTGCCATGATTTAATAACATTTCCGCAGCAACCTCTTCAAACTCCCTAACACTTTTTGTAGTTTTAAATTTCTCCATATTTTCTTTTATCTCTTCTAACCGCTCTTTACTCATTTCTTTTTTTATATTCTCCTCTCAAAATCTTTCATGGTTTGTCTTATCATTATTCCGATACGCTCCATCCTCGCTTTGGATACGCGTTGCCCGCTGTATTCCCAAGGATAGAGTTCAGGGTTGTTTTCTTCCCATTCCCTGAATTTTTCTTCCAATTCCATCAATCTTTGATATTCCGCCATTAATAGTTTTAATAATTCTTTCATTCCTCAACCTCCAATACTCGTTCTAGTGTTTTTCCATACTTTTGTCTGTCCACCATACCCATTGCTTGTAGCGTTTCTTCAATCGCTTCTCGATAGCGTCGGTTTTGTATAGTACATGATTCTAATTTCCTTTCAAGTGTCTCTAAATACAAATCGTCATTCATTCTGATTCCTTCAATTCTTTTTCTAAAATTCTTAATGATTCATTTACTGCTACTTCTAATCTGGTTTCAAAAAAAGAAATTTCGTCTATCGCGTCTCTGATTATTTTGCGAAAGTATTTATTCTGTTGTTCAAGTTCTTCTACTAGTTCAGCTTTTTCCACCAAAAAATTAAAGTCATCCTCTGTCATCGTATACGTATTTACCCATCCGTTTTCTCTAGTTCTAATATTCTGGAACTGAACCTTATCTTTAAGTGCTTTATCCCTAATTTCTTCAATTCGTCTTTTTGATTGTTCAGTTTTGTAACTCATTCTGATTCCTCCATTTCTATTATTTCAGTGCAAATCATTCCGCAATCTACATCAGGGTCATAAACCATTCGTTTCATCTTTTTTATTAGTTCCCGATAACGTTTGTTTTGTTGTTCAAGTTCTTCTACTCGTTCAGCTTGTTCATTTACTGTATAAATTAAATGGTGTAGATCAGCGCGAATTTGCTGCGGCTCTGGACTAGCTGTATTTATTTCATATCCCGTCTTATAAAATCTATCCTCTATCTCTTCTAACCGTTCTTTGTTCATTCTGAATCACGCTCCAATACTTCGTTTATCACATATTTAATATCTTCTAATGCATTTTCCAAACTTGAGTAATGAGTTGACTTTGCTGTCATCACGTACTCAATTACTTCACGATAGCGTTTATTTTGTTGTTGCTCTCTCACTAACTCCTCTATAAACATGCTTTTGTCACTTGATAGTATCCGATTGAACTCTTCCAACTCTTGTGCTCGTTCAGCTTGTTTAATGAGCCAATCTAATTCAGTTGGATTTACCGATAGTACAGACGTTCTGCCATTTAATCTTTTTGCTTGGTATTTCTCTTTTATTACTTCCAACTTT